TGGAAGCGATTGATGAGCAGGGGTTTGTTTCAGACATCGAGTCCTACCGTGTTCGATCAAAGTGGTTAACTACCTCGGACGAAGACCTGCCTGCCCTCACTCTTGAGTGGGATGAAGAGTTAAACGATTACGTTGTAACTGGTCACATTAACCAAGTGGTGCATTAAAATGAAGCGTGATGAAGTATTAGACAAAGCTAAAGAACTGATTAACGGCCAACGCGCCAAGGATTATGGTGACGCTTACGAAAACCATGGGCGTATCGCTGACGGGTGGAACATCATTATGAACGGGGCACTAAAGAGCCACGGGTTTCTAACCCCGGCCCACGTTGCTTTAATGATGGATTGGGTAAAAACCAGTCGTCTTGTCGAGACAATTGACCATGAGGACTCGTGGATTGATAAAGCCGGTTACACTGGATTGGGAGCAGAGTTTGTCGAAAAAGACGGACGCCCTGTAAATAAAATTATTGAGGAAGTAAAAACTAATGGCAAATTTGCAAATGGCTATGTTCGCCCCTAAAAGTGAGTGGGTTCCGCCGTTGGAGCTTCCAGACATCACGTCTGCTCGTACAATCGCAATCGACGTGGAAACACGGGACCCGAACCTTAAAAAGAACGGACCCGGCTGGCCTACAAAGGACGGCGAAGTCATTGGCTATGCCGTTGCAGTAGACGGTTGGTCTTGCTATCTGCCCACCCGTCACCTTGGCGGCGGTAACTTAGACGAGAAAATCGTTAACAAGTGGCTCAAGAAAGTGTTCGAGTGCCCTGCCGATAAGGTAATGCACAACGCCCAGTACGACTTGGGCTGGATTAGAGCGATGGGCTTTCAGATGAATGGCCGGGTAATTGACACCATGCTGGTTGCAGCACTGCTCGACGAGAACCGGTTTAGCTACAGCCTAAACGCTTTATGCTACGATCTTCTTAACAAGACAAAATCCGAAAAAGGATTAACGGCGGCGGCTCGTGAGTTTGGGATCGACCCCAAAGCCGAGATGTGGAAGATGCCCGCGATGTATGTGGGCCCATACGCTGAAGCTGACGCCGAGCTAACCCTAGAGCTTTGGAGCTATCTCTCTATACAACTTAGCCGCGAAGACCTGTGGCCTATTGCTAACCTTGAGTTAGAATTACTGCCCTGTCTTGTTGATATGACATGGCGAGGCGTTCGTGTGGATACGAACCGCGTCGAGAGAACACGGGACGCCCTGCTCAAGCGCGAGAAAAGTGTGATGCAGGAAATTAAGCGTGTGGCCGGGACCGATGTAGAAATCTGGGCGGCGCAATCTCTTTCTAAAGCATTTGATAAACTCGACATCAACTACCCCCAGACCGAGAAAGGTGCCCCGAGCTTTACGAAACTGTTCTTATCGGAACACCCACATCCGCTCGCGAAACTTGTTGTTGAGGCACGGAACCTAAACAAGACATCCGGTACATTTATCAACTCCATTATGAAGCACTGCCGGACCGATGGCAGAATACATGGGCACATAAACCAAATCCGCTCGGACGATGGTGGTACAGTGTCGGGCAGAATTTCGATGTCCAACCCTAACTTACAACAAATCCCGGCCCGCGACCCAGAGCTTGGTCCTATGATCCGTTCGTTGTTTCTCCCGGAAGAAGGCGAACAGTGGGCGGCCATTGACTTCTCGCAACAAGAACCACGCATCTTGGTGCATTACGCTCATGTTTATGGGCGCAACCGTGGGGTGCCGCTCGACGGTGCGGCGGACTTTGTTAAGGCGTACAACGAAGACCCGTCTACGGACTTCCATACAATGGTCGCGGAGATGGCTAACATTCCCAGAAAGCAAGCCAAGACGATCAATCTTGGTATGATGTACGGCATGGGCGTTAACAAACTGTCAGAACAGTTAGACATCCCGGTCGAAGACGCGAAGGGACTGGTTCATCAGTACCATGAGCGTGTGCCGTTCGTTAAAGGATTGATGCGCGGTGTGATGAACCGGTTGAACGAGAAATCTTCGGGCGGCTCTCTGCGCTCACTGGCGGGCCGTAAAGCGCGGTTCGAGCTTTGGGAACCTGACACGTTCGCAATGAACAAGGCACTACCGTACAAGGAGGCTGTGGACGCCTACGGGCCAACCACGCGACTAAAGCGGGCGTTCACTTATAAAGCGATGAACAGGCTCATCCAAGCGTCGGCGGCAGATATGACAAAACAAGCGATGGTCAACCTGTACAAAGCGGGGCACATCCCAATGGTGCAAATCCACGACGAGATTGCTATGTCGGTCAAAACTCTTGACGAGGCACAAGAAATCGCTAGGATTATGGAGACAGCAATACCTCTTGAAGTTCCGAGTAAATGTGATGTTGAAATCGGACCGTCATGGGGTGAAGCTAAATAGGTTGCTCGACCACTCTCGGCAACAACTGCCCTTTTGTCCGGCTAGGAATGATACTACAACGACAAAAGGGTTTTTTCTTGCATTCTTGTATATTCTCCTATATTATCTTAGATGTGCGCAGGCGCATCGGAGATAAAAATGGATACTACACGTTGGAAAAGCATTCTCGTCCCTCGGGAAGTTTATGAAGAGATCAAAGAACTGTCAAAAAGCGAAGGACGCACAATCGGCGGCCAACTTCGGCTCGTGTTCGATTGGTACAGGGATTCTACAAAAGGATTAGCAGATGATGGTACAGGGAGCGGGCATATTTCACAAAAGATTGATGAAAAACCGCTGCCCAAAGTGCGATCAGGAGCTAAAAACAACTGAAAAGACTGAAGACATTTTAGTCAGGTTCTGCGGCATATGTAATTTAACAATCAGCGATCAAATAAAAAATGCTGAATACCCCAAAGATGTATGCGATTAAGTGTTGCATATCGCATACGGGGCCTTTATAACTACTCTTGAGGGTCATGCCTCAAACTCTGTAGATAAGATAATTAAGCCTCTAGCTCGGTTGCCCCCTGCTAGGGGCTTTTTTTAAAGGAGAACACATGGAACAATCACAGAAAATATTCGTTAACGGTCTCATGGCTAAGAAACCAAACGATAATGCTCCCGACTGGGTAAAATGCAACATGAGCATAAAACGCGAAGAACTCGCTACATGGCTCGCGGGCCAAACCGGCGATTGGATTAACGTGCAGGTTTGTGAAAGCAAGACCGGCAAATGGTACGCCGAAGTTGATACATGGGAACCTAAGAGTAAGTCTTGACTTAATCCCATACTGTCGTATACTTCTCTCACGTTTTAACTGAAAGAGGAAAACGACATGGCCCTAATCGACATCTACAGAGTTTGTGAAATAACTAAACTTTCGAGATCAACTATATATAATAAAGTAAAAAGCGAAGACTTCCCGGCACCGGACAAAGTTCCGAGCCCAAGCTCCCGCGGACCACGGCTCGTGAACCGTTGGGATGAAAAAGAAGTGGAAAACTGGGTGGAAGCGCAGTTTAAACGATGGGAAGAAAATTCTCCGGAATGGATAAACCGGTTGAAGGAGCAGGATACTCTAAAAGCTCCATATGGTGATGACTTCCTTGCCGAGGCACGAATTTCCGAAGGGTTAAGCGTATTTGGTTGGGACGAACCCGAAGCCATGTGGAAAAAATATTCCCCACATTTAATAGCCATTGCAACAATTGTTGCCGTCGTCGCTGTTATTATGTTCCTACTGTTCTGATGGGGGACAGTGATTTAACCACGGTCCAAGCATCACAGTTACAGTTCCTAAAGCAACAAGTGGATAAACATCAAGGCGAGAGGTACAGGCGTGATGCCCCTACCTCCGTCGAAAACGATTTGTTTGTCGCGAGGCAAAACCTAAACAACTTTGTAAAAAACCTAAGAGAGAGAGGTACGAAAATATAATGGCAAAATGGACACTCGAACAAAAAACGGATGCCGCCGAAATTATTACCCTAAAGAGTAAAAATTCAAAACAACGCACCGAAATATCAAGGCTAACAATGGCACTTGAAAAAGCCACCAAAGAAAAACTATCCTTGCTACAAGATATAAAATGGATGAGGGGCGAAAAAACAGGTACATGAGACACTGTGAAGAATGCGGCGGAACGGGCGAGGTTGAGCAAGAAATTTTTAGAACGCACAACTGCGCCCGTGACGTGGGATACGTCGATACCCGTTGGGCCATATGTGAATGGTGCAACGGAGACGGCATATTAGACGAGGACGAAGATGACGAAGACTAAAGGTATGACCAGCGTAAAACAATTCGATGCTTTCGCGGCACAAACTATCGGTAAATTTCCCCGCAACCAACTAGGGAAAAAGAGAACGCAACAGGCCAGATTGAAAATGGCGCAGTCGCAATCCGACCGACAACGTAACCATAAACCAATATCACTAGCTAAAACCCCATGGGACAAAGGCGTCGAATAGACAACCAAGGCTCGCGGACCTTAACTTTTTGAAAAGTTAACTCTTTACATGTATGGGATTATATGTTAATATAAGCTATCGAAGGGGATGAGCCTTTTCAATTAGGGCGGGCAAGCCCTACGCTATTTGACATACTATGGAGGAAAACATGAAATTCACATGGAAATACATCAGATCATTAGACGAGGTATTTAGCGTAGAACTAGATGGCTATGATGTTACTGGCATTGAAGAAAACTCTTATTGGATAGCTCTGGTAGAAGACCATCCAAACCAAGTTACTGGAGAGACAGGCGGTGGCTTCTATGCTGGAGACCAGAAGGACGCTTTAGAAATGCTTGGCTATTACAACCCCCATAAACGGCGTGTTGCATGAGAAGGCAATAACCATAGCCCGCGGTTCACGGATCGCGGGCCTTTTTGCTTTTGGGCACAGTTAATACGCCGTTCTATGTATATAGAGATATAAATTAGAAAAAAAGTTTTTTAGTAAAAATAGGCGTAACTGGTGTAACCGTGTAACTTTAGGCAAAATATCGTTTATGTATATAGGGTTATCTGGTTACATAAGAGAAAAACAAAAATGTGGCCAAAAGGGGTTTATGTAACCTTTCTGGGGGCAAAGAGGCGGAAGTGCCTTAAAGGGCCTGAAAGTTTTTTTATTATAAAAATATATTTTGCTGTATATATACAAAGCGGGCTTTTTACTCCAATGTATCTGAAAATAACTGGAGAACACTTATGGCCTCAAGAAAGACTACCGCAAAGTCAATTGCACCTGTCATAAAGAAAAAGGTTGGCAGGCCCCGGGCAAGTAGAGAACAGCCTTTGACCCGTCGGCAAGAACTGTTTGTAAAAGAACTGGTTTCTAAAGACGGACAGATAACTATGAGAGAAGCCGCTATCGAAGCAGGCTACCCGGCGGGCTCCGCCCATACTCGTGCTTATGAGCTAACCAATCCTCACATTAGTCCGCACGTTGTTAACGCAATCCAATCCTATCGTGCCGAACTCGACGAAAAGTATGGGGTTCACTATCAACGTCATATTAAAGACCTACAGGTTATAAGAGACATGGCTTTAACTAACGGTGCCTATTCAGCCGCCGTCCAAGCCGAATATCGACGGGGGCAAGCACAAGGCGATATTTATGTAAGCAAAAGCGAAGTAAGACATGGAAGCATCGACTCTATGAGTAAAGATGAAGTCTTGAACGCCCTAAAGGAAATCAAACAAAGCTATGCCCCGATCACTATCGACATTACTCCCGAAGGACAGGACAATCCCCAAAACCGCGACAAAGCGAGAAGCCGACTTGTGGCGGATGATGAAGACGGGGATAGAGAAGAGCAGCCGAAAGCTAAAATCCACTAGACTAGAAACGTGGGCGATGCCCGGAGTGCCTGATGTTTTGTTGTGTGACGAAAAAGGTTTGTTTCACTTCATCGAACTAAAGGCGAGCGGCGGCAACGCGGTCGAGCTACGCCCTCATCAAGTGGCTTGGCTTACTAACCATGCTCATGGCAGTGCTTGGGTTCTAGTCCGTAAAGTTAAGACAAAAACCCTGCCGCAACGTATCTACTTATACCCCGCAAGTGACGCTATGGACTTAAGGTTTGAAGGTTTAGCGGTTGAGCCTGTTTACTTTGAAGAGGGGGACTTTGACTGGGAAAAAATATTGGGGTTGATATGTCCTATATAATCGCATAGGATCGCATAGTTAACTTAACTTAACTACGGAGAAAAAAAACATGGAAGAACTACAGCTAGACCATGAGTCTAGCATAAATCATTGGGCTAAATTGATAGCTGATGATGATATATCTACAGGTTATCATACAAGTTGGAGCCACGCATATGAATGTGCTTGGGTAGGTTTGGAAGCTGAATACAATTACAGCTATGAATATAGAGAGGGTTGGTAATGAAAAAGACTTACGAGATAGTGGTGGAGGGCGTTGTGTCCCAAACCTTTGTAATTGACGCGGAGGACGTTGTTAAAGCTAGTGAAGTAGCAAGACGTGATTTTGCAAAAGATAACGGTTCTGATTACCACGGGCTAAACGTTGTGGATATTTTTCAAATAACGCCGCCAGAATCCAGTATACAGGAAAAAATACGGGTAGCCCGCCAAGCAGGGGTTATATCATGAGCCGTAAAAATTTAATCAAAGAAGACACATCGTTTCCCGCACTTGACATCAAGTCTGGCAAAGAAATTTATATTAATTGCAGTGATGATTTGGTGATTGACGTAATCCATCACACAGATGAGCCACACGAAGATGGCTACAATGTCATGGTCACAGTTAATCAACCTTCCCAGCAAATTGTTGATGCGGAAATGTTACTGGTATCTGTGGACGTAGATGATTGGGCCGAATTAACAATTAGTAACACGGCTAATGACAAAACAGGAGCGCGTCAGGTGCTTTCCTACCATGAACCGGGAGGAAGTCTGATGCTTTTACCCAACTCAAAATCTGTGGAGGAGCAAGTAATGACCCTTAAGCAAATCAAAGCCCATTTAGTGGACATCGAAGTTTCTGCTTTGGAGTTGTCTACAGGAAACTTTGAAGCTGATACGTTTGTAAGTGACTGTGAACATATTGCACACTTTGCGAGGGAACTGCGCGATTACCTCACCCCTGAAGCAGAAGATTATTGTGAGCAAGTATCATGAGCCGTGAAGAAATGGATAAGATTCTCGACGAGGTATTTAAAAAGATATTTGGGGGGGATTGGTAATGTTTTTAGTCGGTTGGATTTATAAAATATTATATGGCGAAGAGCTAACTTACGAGCCGCCAAAAC